CTCAAATGGAACTACTATAGATGTCCCAGACAACGTGGGCGTGCCTCAAACTGAGCATGTTACACCTTTGGGAGATCAAATGCAGACTACTCAATTTTCCGATAATATCGGAGAGAGTTTGTATACACAGCCGTCTATGGCTGATCCAACTTTTAAGATGGATAAAATAGACATTGGCCAGTTGTGCGATTTTCTGTCTCGCCCAACTTTGGTCTCATCTATCTCCTGGTTGCAGGGCACTCCTTTCGGTTCCGTTCGTATTGACGTGTGGCGCAGTTTCTTCGAAGCTGCTACTATCAAACGAAAGATCGAGAATTATGCTTTCTTCCAGGGGGAGATACATATTAAGGTGTTAGTTAATTCTTCACCTTTTAATTATGGAGCACTTATTGCTGCATACGAACCTCTCGTAGCTCATGGCTATGATGTGAGTGCTGCAGCTAATATATCTGATAATCGTATTTGCGAGTATTCTCAGTTTCCACACATTTGGTTGTTGCCTGCAACAAGCCAGGGTGGTGAAATCGTTTTCCCCTTTCTTTACGATTTGGACTGGTTGGATTTAACCAATCTTTCTGAAGTGCAGAATATGGGCGCTTTGCGGTTCTTTGAAGCTGATTCTTTAGATACCGCGAATGGGTCCGTTGGTCAAGAAGTTGATATACAAGTTTATGTGTGGTTCGAGAAAGTTGAACTCTCTGGACTCACGCACAAAGCTTCGTTGCAGATGGGTGTACTATCCGATGTAGTTGATCGCGTTCCACAAATGTGGCAAGCTGCGACAGCTAAATCTATGGACGAGTATGCCAAGCGACCAGTATCCTCTATTGCGGGTACGGTAGCCGCTATTGCTAAACCATTGACCTCTGTACCAGGTATTGGAATTTTCGCTAAGGCCACCTCAATGGGGGCATCCGCGGTTTCCAAAATTGCTTCATTATTCGGGTGGACTAATCCGCCTAATATTGCTAATGTTGAGCCTGTTAGACAAGCTCCTTACCATGGATTGGCTTCAGCGGCCATTTCAGTTCCAGGTGATACTTTTTCACTGGATCCCAAGTGCGAGTTGAGTGTTGATCCTCGTACTGTTGGTTTAGGTGATGTTGACGAACTCACCATCAGCAATCTAGCACAGAGAGAGGCTTATATAGGTTCTTGTATCTGGTCACCTACAGATGTGACCAACACGACCATTATTGCTTCTCCAGTGCATCCCACTCATTATGTAGTTGGACCTAATGTTTTGAATGGAGACGAAATCTCCTTTGCCCCCATTGGTTTGCTTAGTCAGACTTTTGGTTATTGGCGAGGAGACGTAATCTTCCGTTTCAAAATTATTTGTTCAGAATACCATCGAGGTAGACTGCGTTTTGTTTGGGACCCTATGTTGGCCCTTTTCGGATCTAGTGCTAATAATAACACAGCGCTGAATCGGGTGGTTGATATATCTCAAGAAAAAGATATTGAGATTCGAATTCCCTACAATCAAGCACGTCATTGGTTGAAGACACCAGAGCTTAACGCTGTTGGTGCCTTATCCTATTTGCGTGTTAAGGGACAAGCCTTTGTTAACTTCGTTGATGCGGAGACGACAAATGGTATGTTGACGTGTTCCGTTTTGAATGCGTTGTCAGCCCCCGAGCCTTCGGCGAC